GAAGAGGTGTTTGTTGAGCTTGTCGCTGCTACTCCTGCATAGTAAGAAGTTCCAACAACTGGTGTTGATGTAAGAGCTGGGTAAACTGTTGTTCCAGCTAGGTCTCGCTGTACTGGTTCTCCTGCAAGAATTGGTGTTCCTGCGGCAACATTGTAAAGGCGAGCTCCTCTTCCTCCTGTAGTAGCCTGTTCAAGGATTTTAATGTCTCCTAATGCCATATTAAGTGTAATTTATAATTGATAATGTGGCATTACAATCCTTCCTATTTTCTATGAGTGCTTTCTTAGGTTAGCTTTATACGCTTCTATCTTTTTATCATCCCAACCTCGTGCTTTTAAAGCTGCGATTTGTTGTGGAGTCACGATATTATCGTTTACTGCAACTGATTCTGTGTGAGAACCTACTGCCGCTCCTGGAGAAGCAGTCATTTTATTTAGGTTTGCTAGTTTTAGTTCTTTGTTTTCTCTAAGGATTCTCTTAGTTAGCTCTTCTTGTTCCTTATTTATCTCACTAATGCGAGATTTTGTAAGTGCTTCTTCAGCAATTCGTCGAACTTTCTCTTCAAATCCTTCTTCTTCAAAGCTATCACCTGATTGTAATGACTTGTTTTTTTCCCGTTCTTTGAGATATGCAAGTTTATAGTTTGCTTCTCTCTCGATAGCAGCGTTTTTGTCTCCTTCTAGTGCTTTTTTTTCAGCTTCTAGGGCTACTAAACGTGCCTCTAGGTCATCTTCTGTCGGAACTGTGACCTCCGTTCCTCCCTGCGGTGCAATGTTCGCAGCGTTTGTTTCAGTTGCTTTTTGGTTATCATCCATAGTTTGAAGCCATTTTTATCTGAGGTGTAGCCAACCCTTTACTATAAATAAAAACCACCCTGACGAGGGGTGATTATTGGGATGTCCTACTTTCCTACGCATCCACGGGCAGTAAATGTTACGGGAGTAGGACACCTTAATAATCATCCCATGTGTCCACTGCCCGTGTTGTTTTCAATTTTCATTATTATTTTAACATGAAAACTATTTTACAAGAAATATTTTTATCTGTGGACAAGTTAGTCTTTTACCGAAAGTAATATTTCTAAAATATTTTTTTGTGTATCGAGTAGGAAAAGCATTGCTCTCCCCTTTGTGAGTTGTCCGTTTACGTCTGTTCCTTCTTTAAACATTGTTCTGTGGGAAAGCTCTAGTGGAGTATTGTATAGGATTTGCCAAATATCAGACTTTACTACCATATTTGCTTCAGCCCTTAGGTTTAATGCCCTTTCTTTATCAATCTTTTCTCCTCCTATGTTTAGAATTCCTTTATCTATTGTTATCAAGTGAGCAAGTGAAGGAATTGCCAAGAGACTCGCAAGTTTATCTTCAGCTTTCTTGCTTGCTCTGTCTTCTAAGTACTCTTCGGAAGTATCTAATATCTCTTTGTGTGCATCTCTAAACGCTTGGACTACTGCTTCAGATTTTGCCTTCTCCTTTGCTTCCTTAAGTGCCTCTTTTGCAATAGAAGAATTTAGGATTTGTGCTTTTATAAAGTTTTTTAGTTTATTTATCATGTTAACTATTTTGAATGAACTCTGGCTGTTGTATTCCTTGTAAGTTTACATTTGGTGGAACAAGCGGAACTTCAAATGGGTTTAGTACGTGTGCTGGAGATGTCTGAATAGTAGCAATTTCCTCTTCGTAAAGAGTCTCTAGTACCCCTTTAATATAGCTAATATCTGGCTTGTCAGACGAGAGATTGTCTAATACTTTTTTTAGAGCTTTATTATTTTTCATCTACCCATTTTGTTTTAAGTGAAGATAGTGAACGTGTTTCATTTTCTTCTTTGATAAATAGTTCTATTTCTTGCTTCATCCCTTCAATCAAGTCTTTTGCTTCAAATGCCGATAGGTCATTAAATATTGCTAGAAATTTCTTAAACTGTTCATGCTTTGGGTTATCTTTTGCGAGTTTTTCTTCGAGGTTTAATTCTGAAAACTTTTTCCCTTTAAGTCCTTCAAGAAACTCACTTAGTATCATTCCACCTAAGCCTGAAAGAAGCATTATTGCATCTTGAATGTTGTCAGATACATTTACCAGTTCAGGGTAAAACACCTCTTTTGTAAATTTCATCTTCTTTCTAAACTCTTGATTCTTTTTCATTTCTTCAAGAATCTCAGCTTTGCTTTTTGGCTTATTTGTCTTGAGCTTCATATATTTTTGTTGCTAGTTTATAGCCTAAATCCTTAAAAATATCTGCGTAAGTGATTTTATTTTCTTCCCACTTCGCTTCTTCATAGAACTGCTTAATATCTTCTAGTGAAAGGTCTGGCTTAAGCAGAGATTCCTCGATTAGCTTTCTTAGTTCTTCTATCATTTGTTTGTGTTTTTTCTTCTAGTGCTTCGACCTCTTTTGGTTCTTCTTTAGTTTCTAGCTCTACTGATTCTTCTTTTTTCTCTAAAAAATAATCTTCTGGCAGTGGGGCAATAATAGGCTCAATTAAGCTAATTTCATAACCATCATCAACCACTCTATTGTTAGAGGTATGGGTTGGTCTAAGTTTTGCAACCCCATGTTCTGTTGCAAATTTTATTCTTTCAGATAAAGGCGTATTAAGCCAAGTAGTATATAACATACTTTATATTTAATTATCTTTTAATGAGATGCCCGATTGCATACTTGTATTATATGCCTATTGCGTCAGACCAGCAAGTGGATTAGTTGCTATTTGGCTTGTTCTTCCCATTGACGCAAGTGGTGAGTTGCCAGCACTTGGCATAGGATTTGGTTGCTCACCGCTCGCTAGTGCAGCTTGTTGCATAGGTTCTTGCTTAACAATGTATTTATCTGGTTCTTTGTTTGTCTTTGGATTAGTAGACAAGAGAATCTTGTATATTTCTTCCTGGTCTGCAATCGGATTATTTACTGCTCTGTCATAGAGTTCAAGGGAGAAAGCTCTTTCTAGCTGTTCGCTCTTTGGATTTAGGACATCTGGAGAGATTGTAACCATATACTTCATATTTCTAAATAGAGTTGGGTTTACTTTTGTTATGGTCATTTTCTTGTTGTTCTGTTCTTCGAGAACTTTAAATGAGCGGTCGAGATATTCTTGTCCACTCATTTCTTCAGGAAGTTCAAGGTCAAATTCAATCTTTTTATTTTTATCCCCTGGGTTTAATCCTTTGAGGAAAAAAGATTTATACATAAGCTCTGGGTTTCCTGTTATTTCAATTACTTCTGGGACAGTTAGGTATTGGAGAATATCGCTTAGTCGGAGTCTTCCAAAGTCTTTTACGTGCTTTGAAATCATTTGAATAAATAATCCGAGAACTGTATTTGCGTTTTGTTCAAGTCGTGAAATCTCATAAGCTGTTGTACCAGAACCTGATTCAGCCATTCCTTGTTGAAGGGGCTCTTGAGAACTTTCGTTTATAGACCTTTCTACTACTGATAGTGTTTCAAGACCGCTTCTTAGGTCACTTCCTACGTTTATTGCTTCGAGATTTGCATTTGCATCAGTGAATGTTGTAACTGCACCAGGGACAATAACATCAGACGAAATTATTTCTCCCCCTCGGTTTATCATCGGTTTAAAGATTGATAGATATGTACCATCAATTACCATCTGGTAAAGCGTGTTTACAATTGTCGCATCTTGTTGGAGCTTAAATGCAAGTGATTTGTAGTAAAAGAATCTATTATTTATTGGCTCGTATCCGAATTTATCAAATGGGTACAACTTATCTTGTCGGGGGTTTGGATTATCGAATGGTGTAAGCATTACCCCATTTACCATAATTATCTTAAGGTCTAAGTTTTTATTCCAGTATATTATTTCCTCAACATCCTCTTGTCGCATGTTTGGGTCGTACACATTGTAGAATGTCCTATTTGCATCGTCATAAATTGTCTGCACTCCAGGAGATACAAATTTAAAGTTTTCATAAACTCCATTGTATTTATTCTGTGCTTCTGAAAAAGAGATTACTTTTCTCCAGATAACCCATGCCTGTTTTTGTATGTCTGGTTCATAAAAGTTATCTATGTAAAATTGGTCTACTGGGACAACAACATCCATAAAGCAAGGGTATGATTCATCCCTGATTCTCTTTGTTTCCCACTCTCCTTTTTCATTCTTCTCTGTTTTTACTGTTCTATATACTTCTCCGTACTCTGTATATCCAATTGAAGCAGGGCTGGACATGGCTGTAATAACCCTCATAAGGGCTGTAAATGGATAGTTTGATACATCCCCTGCCCATTCCATCAAGTCTTCCATTGTTTGAGCTGTTTCTTGTTGTTCTTCTGAGTTCTCGTTAAAGGCAAAAACCTTTGGAAAAACAAGCCGTGCTGTTGCGTGTGCTGCAATACTCATACACTTGTTTCGTACAACTGGTCTTACCGCTCTACTTCTCCAAGCTGAAGCTGGAGAACCATCAAGTGCTTCTCCATTGTTTGGCTGATATGTGTTAAAGAGCATTTGGTCATACTGGTCTCTTCCTACAAGCGAGAGGTCATTAAACTCTACTCTTGGTGTATACATATTTGTAGTTCCAAGCGTAAAGTGTTTTAGAATCATTGCCCTTGTAGTTTTTTCTTCTTCTGTTGGAGAATATGGTGAAGAAAGGTCAGTTATTTTTCCGTTTTTATCTACTGTTGTACGCAAAAGTACAGCTTCCACTTTTTCTAAGCCGTCATTTATAGTTTGTTTAATTGTAACAATGGACATCTAATTAAATGTTAGTGCCCGTGAGTATTAAGTTAGTAAAATAATATCACATCTTTGGGTGATAAGTAAATGCAACTCTTGGGGATTGAGTGTGTGTCCCTTCGTTCTGTGGTGTTACTGGTAGAAGAGGTCTTGGGGTAGACGCCTCTGAGTAGTGAACAGTAGCACTTATTTGGTTAGGGTTTCTTATAGATGCTATTGCGTATCTTATTGCATCCATTAAGTGGTTATTTATATCGGTTGGTTCATTTATAATCTTGCCATCTTTATCAGTTATCCACACATAGTTTCTGTATTCTTTAATTAAGTTTACTGAGCGTTTAGTTACAGATATTTGGGCTTGTTGGACATACTGGATACCTTGGTTTATTGAGCCACTACCTTTTTTTGCAGGAAGAACTGACAATCCGTAAAGCTTTATTTCATCAATACTCTTTGGTTCTGCTGCGTCTGCTATTACCAAAGCTTTGTTAGGTTGGTTTTTCAAAATATCAGCAATGTTTTTGTTGGAAAGACCTTTCAGGTACATTATCTCATCTAAGATATAACCTCCATTGTAGTAGTACACCGCTACTATCGCTGTTGGGTCATTTGAGTAACCAAAGTCTAGTCCAAATCTTTCTAGTCTTGCTTCATGTGGTATGTCTTCAATAGTCAAGTTCCATCCTTTATAAATCCTTGTTTCTATTTCTCCGAGTTGTCCAAGACCATAAACTTGCCACCAAGCTTTATTATTTTTGTGGGATTCAATTTCTGATATTGTAATTTCATCAAGTGCATCGTTATCAAGGTAAGTAAGGGTAATAAAGTCTATATCATCTCTATTTGGGAGCATTTCTGTATAGAACCAAAATTCTTCTGAAGGGTTCCAGTCAAGCCACACTATTTCTCTTGTTCGTGTTATCAGTTGGTCTACTATTTTGTAATCTAGGTTGTTTGCTTCGTTTACAAATAAAACATCTCTTCGGGGACCGTGTGCCTTTCCATAGGTATCCACTGACATAAAGCGTAGCTTGTTCCCAGTTTCAAATGTATATTCATGGTGAGTTCCATGCCATCTATTCTCATCCCAATAACCTCTGTCTTTCATTATATTTTGGAAATCCAGCATTGCTCCTGTTTCTAAGTGTGGAAATGACTCAGAAACAACGTGGCACATCTTTGGCTTGTTCTGTTTACTTTGGCAATAATCAATAAGCCATACTAGGATTGAAATTGTTTTTGATGCTGATGTTCCACCTGCTACAGCACGAATACGCTTCTTTAAAGAGAATACTTTTTTTGTTGCCTGTGTATCTTTAAAGCTCAGGATTTTTGATTGAGTGTCCTCCATATATCGGGGTTGGTAAATCTTTACCGTTTGTCGTCATATCTATTCTGTCACCATATTTCTTAGGTTTTTTCTTTGACATAGCCCACTTCAGATTGTCAGCTTTTAGCTTGTATGCACTTACAACAGCATTTGCTGCTTTAGGGTCTGCTCTATATGCTGCATCTATTGCTTCATCTCCTATTATCTCAAGGCTTTCATTATCAGCATCAGCAGATTCTTCTTTTGCTCGTGCGTATTGGTCTCGAAATTCTTTGTTGATTCTTAACCAAGTAAACACAGTTGATTTATCAGGCATATCATCAGCTAAGCAAATAGTTCTAAGGCTAATACCTTCTGATAATTGCGAACATATATTGTCAGCTAATTCTTGTGAATAATCTGTTGGTCTACCTACTGGATTTTTTGTTTGTTCTTCTGACATAGTTTTTTATACTTATTTTTGTTTCTTTCCTTTTCCATTACTTGCTATTTCTTGGAGGAGTTTGTATTGCTTTATTTGGTAGTGTGAGCCGAATTTTACGCTTAAATATTCCTTTACCTTTGATACCTTATGCACGTTATAGTATCCCGTGATTGTTAGTATTATTATACTAGGGATTGCCATAATTGGAAACCATATCCAGTTATCTAGCTTGAGCATTATATATATTGCAAATATGCCGAGAAATAGGTTTCTAAATTCATTTAATACTGTTAGCCCGCTAGAGAGGTAGAAGTAGTATCTTATTAGCCTGTTTTCTGTACCTTTTATAAACTTTTTTTCTTTTGTTTGCGGTTTTCTCATATCTTCTGCTTTTCTACTTTAAACTTCTTTGGAAGGGGTAGCTTTGATAGGTATTCTTCCCTTTGTGCTTCTGTTTTTCCTTCCACGTCGTAATCTTTTCTCATATACGCCCAGTATCTGTCAGCATCATCATATCTTAGGTTTGATAGGTTTACTGTTATGAGGGACTGATTAAATGCTTTTCTTATATACGGGATAAGTAGAGTTATCGGTACAACTATTTTTAATGCTTTTAGTTTTAGTTTGACTTCTACTTCTTTTTCTCGTTCTATTGCTATGCCGATTAGTCTTCTAGTTTCAGATACAGGACTTTTTTTTAGGCGATTAATGTTAATCTCCCCTGCAATGTCTTGAATCCTAAACCTATAAGCGTAATCTAACTCAATGAGGGTGGATATGTATTCAGCTGTTGCTTGTGCCGTTCTATCTGGTATTTTCAAAGATGTTAGGAAGTTAAAGGCGAAATCCTGTATTTCCTTAGACGGGAGGGTGAGGTAGTAGTATTTTAGTACGTACGAACGAATTGTTTTTGCTCCGAGTGCGTTAAAAAATTGGAGTACTTTGTTTAAAAAGCTTTTTTTTCCAAATAGTAGGATAAGTACAAATGACGGCACCATTAAGGGAGAGGCAATTATTTTAATAATACCTATAATAGTTCTTTTTAAAATATTTGCGTGCCAGATTGCTTCTGGTATAGGAAAACCACTTGATGGATATAGTGCCCCTTCTATGTAAGTTTTTGTTCCTTCATAAGTTGCTTCTATCTTTGTAACTGAATATGCTTCCCCTGCTTCATTTAGTACTTTTTCTTCTGGGGAGAAGTTACCATACATGCAAATCTCACTTGGGAGTTTATTGATTAGGTTTGCCATTTAGGACAATTATATCATACTTATTTCAAATGTGCATTTATTGTGAGTAAGTTTTATTTATTTTTTGCTTTTTTCTTATCCATCTTTGCTTTATTTGCGTTTTGAGATATTTCCTTTCTTCTCTCTGGTGAGAGTTTCTTTGCCCTTGCTATTCCTCCGAGTGAGTGGAAGTTGTCGGGGAGTTCTATTTCCCTTGCTTTTAAGTGAACTGTTATTGTTTTTGCGGGTATCTTTACTTTCATATTCTATTACCTTTATTTTAATAAGCCTTTCTCCAGGGTATAGTTTAATTCCTATAATCTGGTCTTTGTCGAAAAGACTTTTGGTTGTTAATGATGAAAGCTTTTGTTTATCTTTGAGTATTGCGTATAGCATTTGTTAAAA